AGGCTCCCTTCGAAGGTGGGATCATCAACACGAACTGTGTCGTTGAGATCGAGGGTAAGCACTTCGTCTTCGGTGAGAACGATATCTATGTCCACGATGGTCTCGCTAAGAACTCCATCAGTGACAGCCGTGTTCGCCGGACGATCTACAACACCTTGGACCGCACCCGTCAGACCTCGTGCTTCGTGGTCCACGACTCGGTCGCTAACTTGGTCCACTTCTGCTACCCGACCCTGCAGGATGAGGCCGCGTTCGTCAACGCTGACTTCTGTAACCAAGCTGCGATCTACAACTACAAGAACGACACTTGGTCCTTCATGGATCTCCCGAACATCATTGGGGGAGCCGAGGCCAACGCTGCACTGGTGAAGAACTCCTTCCCGGATGTCACGGATACCTACGAACTGTATAACACGAGCTACACAAGCTTCCTCGGGATCACCCCGAAGATGCCCATCATGCTCTCGGTTGCCGATCAGAACGCAGGGGTCACAGATACCCGAGTATTCGCTGTGGATCTCCCGACCGCAGGGTTGGTTAATCTCCCCGCGAACCAAGAGGTCCTCAAGCCTGCCTATGTGGAGCGGGTAGGGATCGACCTGGATAACGCAGGGCTGCCTACGACCCTCCGAGGGTACAAGCTCGTGCAGTCTCTGGTGCCTCAGTGTTCCTTTGAGGATTCCACGGGTGTCTTCACGTTCGAAGTAGGGTCTGCGGATCTCCCTAAGCAAGCTGCAGTGTACCGGTCGAGTTCGACGTATAACCCTGCCGAAGAGTACAAGCTGGACATGATGGTCGCAGGCCGCTACCTCGCCTACAAGGTGAGCACGGCATCGATCAGTAACTTCCAGTTCTCAGGTATGGACTTCGACATCAAGACATTGAGTCGCCGATGATCTACACCACCCCCATCACCAAGTATGTCCGCTCGAGTGTTCCGACTAATCCCCAATCGCAGGTCCTCTTTCTCACTGAGGAACTGAAGAAATTGGAGCGGACCATTCAGTCTCTCGTGGCAGCCCTCGAGCAGATAGGCGGACACGTACCTTAAAACAGAGAGTAACACCCCTATGATTAGCTACCAAGTTGAGAAGTGGAGTGAAGCCGTCGAAGAGATGCGTCCCCTGTGGGAGCAACACTACTCAGAGATCGCCTACGACCAAGCTGAAATCCCCTTCTTCCTCAACGAGGCCTTTTACCTCGCTGCTGAGACCTCAGGAATCCTCCTGTTTGTCACGGTGCGAGATAACGGGAAGCTCATAGGGTATAGCAAGAATCTACTCAGCCGTCACCCGCATCACGCGTCCTCCCTGTTCTGCTTCAACGACTCCTACTTCATCCTCCCCGAGTACCGCCAAGGTTGGCTTGGGGTTCACCTGTTCCGCTATGCCGAAGATCGCATGCGTGAAGCAGGGGTGAAGAAGGCTGTCGTCAGCACTCAGGACAACCTGGACCGTGGTTCCGTCTTCAAGCGCCTGCGCTACCGGAAGAGTGGGGCTGTCTACACCAAGGTATTACTCTAATGTTCAAAGCAATCCTCAGGATGCTCGTGCCTTCCCTTGCTCCGGGGATTGGCCGTAAGTACGGCATTGATCCGATCACGGCAAGCCTCGGCTCCGCAGCGATTGGTGCAGTAGGGAGCATCTTCGGAGACGATAGTTCGGCCAAGGGTGCTCAACAGCAGCAAGCAGATGTCAATTCCCCGTGGTCCAAGGCGCAGCCTTACATCACCCAAGGGTACGATAAGGCCCAAGGCTTCCTGAATGATGCCACCACGGGCGCCTACACAGGCCCGCGCGTAGCTGGTCTCAATCCGTACACCACTCAAGGCGCCAACAGTACCGCAGCGTTCGCAGGGAACCAAGGTCAGAACATCGCCAATGGTCTGTATGGCAGTGGTAGCTCAATGCTTGGCTTCGGTCAGCAGTTCGGCAATAACGCACAGTCGGTATTTGACCAAGCTGGTACGGACCAGACTCAGAACTTCCTGAATACGGCCAACCAGTACGCCAACAGTCCCTACGCTGACTCGATGATCGATGCGGCCTCGCGGGATACCGTACGAAACCTCAATGAAAACCAACTGCCCGCACTGAATCTCGCGGCTGCTGGTAGTGGTAACACGAACTCCACGCGTACCGGGGTTGCCCAAGGTATCGCAGAGCGTGGTGCCTCGGACCGCCTCGCTGACATTTCCTCGAGCATCCGTAGCAACCTGTTCAACACGGGCCTCAGTACGGCTCAATCCCAGTACAACACACAGCAAGCCCTCCGCAGCAACGTCAACCAGCAACTCGGCACGGCTTACGGTCAAGGCGTGGGTTCCCTCACGGCTGCTCAACAGGCCAACGGCAACAACTTCGACCAACTCACTGGTGCTGGCAACATTTATCAGACCAACGACCAAGCGAACCTCGACGCCAACAAGGACCAGTACTACGAAGGTCAGAACACCAACCTCGACCTCCTCCAGAAGTACATGAAGATCATCAACGGTTCCTACGGTGGCACGGGTGTGGCAGGTCAGGTCTCCTCGCCGGTCTCCTCGGGTATCCAAGGTGCCCTCGGTGGCGCAGCGTCTGGTGCGGGCATTATCGGCAAGCTTGGCGGTTTCAATAACACCTCCACGCCTATGCCGGGTCTCGAGGGTGGATACAACAACGTCACTGGCGCAGGCGCTTTCGATAGCGTCGACGCTTACGGTTAAGGAGAAACCATGGCAAGTCAATTTAGCGTGGATCCCCAAGACCCGCAGTACGGTCAGATGCCCTCGTGGCTCGGTGAAGCGATGCAGGGCAAGGACGATGGATACCCTAATGGGAACCCTGAGGCCCAAGGTATCCCTTCGTACATCCTTCAGGCCCTTCGGAATCAGCCTGGGACCCTCTCGGCGTACATGGGTGGTGATCCGGGCCAACAAGGGCAACCACAGGCTCCCCAGGGTCCTATGGGTCAAGCAATGGCTCCTCAGGCGCCTCAGGGTCCTATGGGACAGCCTCAGGCTCCCCAAGCTCCCCGTAAGGACATGAACTCGATCTATGACGGCCTGATCAATGGTGGTGCTGCGCTCCTCGGGGCTAGGAACCTGAAGGAAGGCCTAGGTGCTGGTGTGCAAGCCTTCAACCAAGGTTACGACGACCGTACTAACAAGGATCGGGAACTCAATCAGCCCAAGGTCACCCCATTGGCCGACGGTGCCTTCACGCTCCTACAGTTCTCCAACGGGACTCAGAAGGTCGTCAAGAATTCCGAAGTCGCGGGCTACATCAACCAACAGAAGATCGACGCAGCGAAGGCCAAGGGAGACGCAATTGTCCTCCAGGCTCAGGTGAACTCCGCAGTTGCCTCGAACAAGAAGGCGGATGAAGCTTCCCTCACTCACGCAGGTGACGAAGCGCAGACCGCAGGGAACGTTAAGGAACTTCGCGACCTCGCTGGAGAGCTTGGCAAGACCGACACGGCCACTGGTCCCATCGTCGGGTCGCTGCCTAAGGCTGTCCGTGATGTCATTACTCCCGAGGGTGCCTCGCTTCAAGACCGTGCTGAACGCGTGGTCCAAGCGGGTCTCCGAGGTGTCCTTGGATCTCAATACACCGAGAACGAAGGTAAGGCATTCATGGCTCGTGCGTACAACCCGCGTCTCTCTGAAGCTGAAAATGCTCGTCGCCTCTCGCAGGCTGCTGACGAACTTGAACAACTGGCGAAGGACAAGGCAGGTGCTATCGAACACCTCAGAAGCAAGGGGACACTCGATGGTTTCAAGCCGAATACCTCAGCTTCCAGCGGTAACGCACCAGCAATCAACTCTCAAGCGGACTACGCCGCACTACCTTCGGGTTCCCTCTTTAGGGCGCCTGATGGTTCAACTAGAAGGAAACCGTAATGGCTGAATGGTGGGAAGCTGCTCCCAAAGCAAGCACGATTGATATTGCGTCAGATGCTGAAGGTGCTTCCCCCGCAGTCGCGGATCTTGCCCGCAGTGTCTATCATCAGGAGTCCACTGGTGGCAAAAACACCAAGACTTCCAATGCTGGCGCTGTGGGCGGGATGCAAATCCTTCCTGACACGTTCAACGAAGTCGCTGACAAGGGGTGGGACATCAACAACCCGGAGCACAACGCTCGGGCTGGTGTCCGGTACCTCAAGAAACTAAATGATCTGGCTGGTGGGGACCCTAAACTTACCGCTGTGGGCTACTACGGCGGCCCTGGAGCGATAGAAAAGGCCAAGAAGGGTATCGCAGTAAGCGACCCACGGAACCCGGATGCCCCTAATACGCTGCAGTATGGTGATCAGGTGGCAGGAAGGGTCCAAGGTGGTAGTAATTGGTGGGAAGATGCCCCTATTGAAGGACAGAATCCCGCTGCTCCTACGGTTTCCCCTACTAAAGCCCCTTCAGCCACCAAGAAACCCGTAGCTCCTACGGATTCTGCTGCACCCAAGGCTGATGAACCGCATAGTTGGTTGCGTGAGGTCGATGATACGGTTCGGCATATCGCTGATACGGCTACCTTCGGTCTCGCTGACAAGTTCGCTGCCAAGATGGACGAACTGACAGGCCGCACCAAGGGAACCACGTACGACCAGAACCTCGCCAACGAGCGAAAGAAGGACGAAGACGCTTCCACGGGTGCAACGGTCGTGGGAGGTCTCGCAGGCGCTGCCGTACCGGGCTTGGGCATCCTCAAGGCTGTGCAGGCTCCCGCTACGGCCTCTAGGGTCGTCCGGGGTCTCTATGGGGCGGGCGTAGGCGCTGCTGAAGGCGCTGCATCGGGCATCGGTCACAACGATTCCGACAATCTGGTCGACAAGGTTAAGTCTGCAGGGGTCGGAGCGGGTGTGGGCGCTGCTCTTGGTGGTCCCCTCGCTGCCGTTATGCCAGCAACAATGTCCCAGAAGGTCGCCTCGTACGTAAAGCAGCATGGTGAGGAAGGTGCTCGTCGGGTCGCTGAGGCAACCCAGGACCTCACAGGTCTCGCTAGTCGAGAAGCTCAGGGCGGAAAGGCTATTGGCGCCAAGCAGGCGAATGCAATCGGTAATGGTTATGTAGCACAGGCCATGGATCACATTGCGGACCCTGAGATCCGCACGGCTCTCCAACGTGGCCAAGCACTGAGTGATGCGCAACTCGCGAAACTCCCTCCGGATATTGCTGCAATCATCAATAAGCAGACGACCGTTGCTGCTCAGACTGCAGCCAAGCCTGCCTCTGACGGCATCCTCGCAAAGGCTGCCCGGGTTGCTGCACGTAACCTGATCCCCATCGAAGCGCTTCGGAACCTCGCGGTGAATGCGGCGGGTGGTCGGGAGACGCGTGAAGCAGCCATTCAGAAGTTGATCAAGCAAGGCCCGGTGGCTGACAAGGTCCTCGAGCAGTACGGACCATCCAAGGGTGCCCAGGCACTCAAGGTTCTCCAAGCGAAGTCCGCAGCTACACAGGCTCAGAACGCTTCCCGCGCTGGATTCGGTACAGAGGCAGGGCAGGTACTCGCCAAAGATGCGGAGAATGCCCAGGTAAAAGCCGCAGCAGACGCGGTGAAAGCAAAAACCGCTGCAGATGCTCAGGCTACTGCCGCAGACCTCGCTGCAAAGGCCCAAGCGTCCCGCAACGCGATGTCCAAGGCAACTCGTATGCCTCTGGGCGGGGGTTTCCAAGAGACACTCCAAGGGGGCCGTTCGGGTCTCGGCCTGACATCTAAGGATTCCCTCGCTGGTCTCCGTGCGTTGTCGAATCACCCCGTACTTGGTCCCGCAGCGACGGAACTACGTAGGACCGGCAAGATCGCTGACGAGAACTCATTCTACGCTGTCCAGAACGGTCTCAGGGGCCTCAAGGAACAAGGGTACATCGGCAAGCAGATGCAAGGTCCCCAAGGTGCACTCTCCAGTGCAACTGAGGCTGTCCGTAATCCTATCGCATATAAAGAGGCCGTACGTCAGGCAGGGTCGGCGTTAGACCGTGCTGTATCCAAGGCCCCTACGGATGAACTGGCAGGATTCGCGTCACAAGTGGCGAACTTGAGGACCACTGCCGCTAAGGAAGCTCTTGTGCAGAGTCGCCTGCAGTCCGCAACCCCTACGGAAGCCAAGTTCATCAAGGAATTGGTGCACCCGCTTACCAAATATGGCCCTAAGAAATGAAAGTAACAGAAATGTTGTCCCTACTCTCGGCGTTTGATGAAGTCTACGCGTCGAGTTTTCTAACCGAAAAGGAAAAGGCAGTCATTGGTACCGAGGTTCTCCTTCGGCTCCCCCATGAAGGCCTCTACCCGTCTGCTGACGCCACCTTGAAAGCGATTCAACGCTCGATTGGTGAACGTGTAACCCAACTGGAGGGAACTCTTGGAGCAGCAACAGAAAAAGCCACGAGCAAACCGACCAAAGGGAACACCAAAGTCAAAGACGCCGGGGTTCGCGGAGTTAGCTAAGACACCCGAGGGACGCGCTCAGATGGCCGAATGGCGCAAGTTGGCCATAGGTAAGGGCGGGCGCCCCAAGGGAGCCACTGACGGCTTCTCTGCATACCGTCGAAAGAAAATGATTGCCAAGGCTGCGGCTGAGGCGAAGGTAATTGTGAAAGCTATGGAAGACAAAGGAATCGTGATCCCGAAGGATGCAGCGGCTCGGGAAGCATTTGAAACCGTGGTCACCGAAATGCGCCGCAAGGATCTTCTGCCCAAGGACAAACTTGCGTTCGCACGCACGGTCCTTGAGTGGTCGATGGCCAAGCCCGCAGCGGAGACCAACGTGACCGTTAAGAAGGCTGAGGATTTCCTCAGTGAAATCGCAGGAGATTTGGATAAGTGACAGAACCGTTGTGGTGGCTAACCAAGGACGGCGATAAGACCTGCCTTGCTATGTATGAGCGCCACTACTCGGCCTATCACAGTGAAGGTAAGAAGAAGCGGAAACTCTTCATCGGCCCTGGGGAGAAAGTAGTCCTCAGGACCGAGAAGGGTGACGCATGTTTCGCCTGGAGAAAATTCATAGATGACAGTGGACAACAAGGCATCAACTGCGCTGTCTTCCGTAACGAAAGCCCGCACCTTAGCAGCGAACTCATACGCCAAGCGGACGCAATTGCTGACTGCCTCTGGCCTAATAGCAGGCATTACACCTACGTCCATCCGGACAGCGTTGCCTCAAGGAACCCTGGATTCTGCTTCATCAAAGCAGGATGGTCCCGCTGCGGCAAAACGAAGAAGGGCCTTCTAATATTGGAGAGAGTGATAAGTGAGTGATCAAAGAGCGGTCCGCAAAAGGCTCTATGAGGATTTCGAGTTCTACGCGCGACACGCTCTGAAGATCCGAACGAAAGAGGGGACCATCGCGCCCCTCGTCCTCAATGCAGCACAAAAGATTTTCATGAAGACGGTCATCGACCAACTTCAGACAACCGGCAAAGTGCGTGTAGTGGTTCTTAAGGGGCGGCAGCAAGGTCTCTCAACGATCATCGAAGGCATCCTCTACTGGTGGACAAGCCAACATAAGGCCGTCAAATCACTGGTCATGACCCATCAGGGAGAAAGCACCAAGGCTCTCTTTGAGATGTGTCGTAGATACCATGAGTCTTGTCCTGAGATTCTAAAACCCCACACTAAGTACTCATCCCGCAAGGAGTTGAGTTTTGACCTGCTTGATAGCTCCTACATGGTGGCTACCGCAGGTGGCGAGGGTGTTGGCCGTGGCGAGACGCTACAGCTTGCACACCTTTCCGAAGCAGCCTTTTACCCGCCAGCAACAGCCAGAGACAACATCAACGGCCTCATGCAAGCGATCCCCAATGCTAAGGGAACCTTTGTATTCATTGAGTCAACCGCGAATGGCATTGGAAACCCTTTTCATGAGATATGGACCAACGCGGTAAATGGCACCAACGAATACGAAGCGGTGTTCATACCCTGGTTCGTGCAACTTGAGTACCGCATGCCGGTACCCGAGGGATTCGAAAGGACCCCAGAGGAAGACGCGTTAGTCAAGAAGTACGCCTTGGATGACGAGCAACTGATGTTTCGCCGTAGGAAGATAGCCCTCAACGGCATTGAACTCTTCAACCAAGAGTACCCCTGCCACGCCGACGAAGCTTTCCTGACCTCCGGGCGCCCTGTGTTTCATCCTCAGCAGCTTCAGAGTCTTATCGAACAGGCTCCGGATATTGTGTCCAGGTTGGAACTGATCAATGAGGACTTCGAGGAACAGCCTCGGGGTTCCTTGATTCTCTACCACCATGTGGATCCAGGAGAAACCTACTACATAGGCGCTGACGTGGCTATGGGGGTACGCGGAGGGGACTGGTCTGTAGCTCAGATCCTAGACTCCAAGAAGAGGCAGGTGGGGGTCTATAGGTCCCAAGTACATCCTGACTACTTCGCTACGGTCCTTGAGAAGCTTGGGTACTTCTTCAACACAGCAAAGATAGCGGTAGAAAATAATAACCACGGGATCTTGACCGCGACCCGGCTAGGAAAGGACCTCGCGTACCCTGCGATGTACTTTGAAACCGCTGTCGATAAACAGACTGAGCAGGAAACCATCACGTACGGTTTCAGGACGACGGTAAAGACTAAGCCCCTCATCATTGATAAGTTGCGGGCGGCCTTCCGTGAGAAAGAGGTCACAGTGAATGACAAGCTCACCTTAAGAGAGTGTCAGACCTATGTGGTCACTGACGATGGAAAGATGGAGGCAGAGGCGGGATGCTTTGACGACTGCGTTATGAGCCTAGCCATTGCTAACTTTATTCACGAAGGCCACTACGTCCCTATAACGGTTACGGATGACTTCTACTTTGAGATGATCTAATTTTGAAACAGCGTAAGTATGGGGATACCCGCGACGATGGCTTTCGGTTTCTGAAGTACGCGAAAGGGAACAAACTCGACGGGTCCGCAAGGGAGCAATGGGTCAGTCCCGCTGCTTGGATGCGGACCCGTGTGGACACCGCTTGGCGCAACGCTAAGAAGAGGGCATTAGATGCCTCGGTTCCCTTCGATATTGACGTGGACTACCTCCTATCCGTGTACCCCTCAGACGGGTTATGCCCCATCCTTAAGATCCCAATGATATTTGGCGGCGAAGAGCGGGCGAACAGCCCCTCAGTTGACAGGTATGTTCCGGAGAAAGGCTACACACGCGGAAACCTGTGTTGGATATGCACCAAGGCCAACATCATCAAACAAGACATCACAGACCCCGAGGTCTTCTTAGCTGTCGCAAAGTACGTTAGCGGCTGCACAACACAACACACGAGTAACCTAAACAATGGCTAAAGCTGACAAGTTCAAGCCGGTATCGAAGGAAGAGTTGGCAGTCCTTGTCGAGCGCCAGATTAAAACCTCGTCCGTCTATTACGACTCCAAGCTCTCTGACGAACGCCAGAACGTGCTTGATTATTACCAGGGGACTAAGCCTGCGCCCTCGCATGCCGGTAACTCGAAGTACGTTTCGATGGATGTCTTCGATTCCGTGGAGTCCCTCAAGGCTGTCCTGCTCGAGACCTTCTCCGCAGGTAACAAGATCGCCTCCTTCGATCCGCAGACGGCTAATGATGTCGATGCGATGA